AGTATAACTAGCGTTTGAACATACGCCTGCGGTAGAACAAGTACCCACATCTTCTGTGGTAAGATAAAAATTATCCCAGTCTACTCTACCAAAATCTTTTGCTGTTCCATGAGAACCGCTTGAATGCTTTCTTAAAAAATACCAGCGTTGTCCTATTACAGTATCTACAAAAGAATTACCGTAGTCTTGGTTACCGTCTCCAGACGTTACCGTAGCTAACCAAGGAAACTCTGGATTTTCATTTGCTATATCAAAGTAAGCTCTATTAAGAGAATCTTTAACAAATTTTTGTATACCAGTAGCAGTAAGAAAATTTGAAGACGTTAACTGGACTTCGTTTAGTTCTCCTAAAATATCATTAGCTAAAGCTAAATATGTTTTATGTGCCATCTTACCTCTTTTATAATTAGGATAAGGAGTACCCGAAAGTACTCCTTAAAGGTTACTTACTACTTAGTCAATCTTAATGATAGCTAAGGCTAGTGCTTCAGGACGTAATACTTTACGACCCCAAACCAATAGTCCGCGTACAATGTCTTTAAAAGATGCATTGTCACGAATTGACTCAACTGTAGATAACGACTGCGCACAAGAAATAGCAGACATATGTCCAGCTAAAATGTGATGCGTAGGGCTACCTGAACCAGAAGGTGTGCTGATGTTGCTAGACTTATACATCTTAAAGCCGCGAAGCTCACCTGATGCAACGAGTCCGTTGCGCAGACCACCGTTTCCTTGGTTGTAGTCAACTGACAGTAATTTAGAACTAGTTTTAGCTAATTCTTCATAGAACGCTGGTTTTGCAACAACCCATCTGTTCTCTTCTGGAACATTTGCGTCATCTAACAAACGAGCTAAACGCGCTAAAACATCTAGTGGGTCTATCTCACCTGTTGCGTGACCAGTATCAATTGGCGCTGCAACTGTACCGTATGCGTTAGAACCGATTCCTGCGATAGCAGCGGCTAGTACGTTTACGTCAAATGCATCTTTCAATTGATAAGCTGCGTTATCAGATGCAACCTGTTGCCAGTTTACATGAGAAAAACGCTTCTCTAAATCATCAACTTTAAACTGGAAATATTTCGCTTGGTCAACTTGTAACACTAGTTCTTGGTCTGTTAGGACTGTAGACGATAGTGAAGTTGTCGCACGAGTATAGTCAGTTACTGTGATGGTTGGCTCTTTGATGATGTTAACTGTATCACCGAACTGTGCGATTTCTCCCATGTAGTCCGTGTTACAGATAGCTTCAGCTACTGCCGATTTACGGAAGGCAACTTGTACCTTCTTTGAAAAAACTTCCGGTAACCAGAACGAGTTTGTTTGTCCCGATGTTCCCGGATTGTAGTTAGTTGCGCCTGCTTCGAAGCCCATAACTTTCTCCTTTGTTTAAGAAATTAACAAACACTATGTTATTAGTGCGTGAAAACCTCTATTAGTTACTTAATAAAGCTAACCATTTACAATGCGACCTTCTTTAAAAGCTTCGTCAATTTCAGGTTGAAACTTTTCATATTGGTCCACAGAAAGATTAGCAATCTCTGAGGTTGTCCAAAGTTTTTCTTGAGGTGTTGGGTCTTGTGTTTTAACTTTCACCGATACTGCATCAGCAGCACTTCCTCTAGAATCTGACTCTGAACTTTTTGGTTTCGACACAGCTTCGGGTTGTGAAGAAGATATACCTGAATCCAGTTTGTATAACTCAATAGCTCTTCCAGCGAGTGACGCATCACCTGTATTTTTATAAATCCAATCTTGGATTACATCAGGTTGTACTCTAGCCCAATCGTGAAACTCTTCTGAATCTCTAATTGTTTTAAAGTCTGGATGAACATTTAATAATTCTTGTTCAGCCGCACGTCTATTACTTACTGACTCTTTTTCTGATAACCTAGAAACTTGTTCCTGTAAATGTGAAAGTTGTTCCTCTGCTCTCATATGAGCTACTGTTTCTACAACATCAAAAACATCGGGATAGTCCTCTTTAAAAGTAGCCAGTTCTTCTGGGGTTTTAGGAGCTACATAGGTTGTTCGTCCAGATAACATCTCTGCTTTGAGAGACTGTTCTTTAGATTTCCAATCACCTAATTTTCTATCATAATGTTTCTTTAAATCATCATAACGTTTTTTGAAGTCAACCTTTTTATATTTTTCAGTTTTTTCTTCTGGTAAAGAATCATCATCTGTAGTTGCTTGAGCTTCTTCCATTATTTTAGATTCGACTTCCTTTTCTAAAATAGGAGCGCCACTTGAAATAACGGCTTCTCTCTTTTCTGCTACATATGCTAAGGAATCATCAGCGCTCTGAAAACCAGTATCGGCTTTTGGATTACTGTTATCCCATTTCTTATTTTTGTTATAAGGATTTGGTTCTTGTACTTCTTCTTTCTTTTCTTCTGCTTGTGTCATCTTGACCTCCATTAAGTGCCAACAAAATGCTGGGTGGCTTTCGGGGTTTTAAAAATCCAGAGTGCAATTAAGGTAGCTCTGGGGTTGTCGCTACAAAGTCGAATTGTATCTCGATAATACGTCTCGGTGTTTTGTAGTTAATTAGTTATTTCATTTTCCTTTCCTGTCTAAAATAGAATCTGCTTTCATTTGAGCTGCTTGCTCTGCAAGATTTTTATTTATAAATTCTTCTTCTGCTCTCATTTTTTCAATACCTTCATAATCTGTGTCTGGGTCTATTGAACTTGAAGGTGTATTAAAAGAATCAATTGCTCTGTCTACTGTTGGACCTAAAACTTTTTCCATTATGTCTAAAGCTTTTTGACCCATGCCTTTAGCTTTTTGTCCAAAAGTTTCTTTAACTTGGTTTCTATACATGTGGTTATCAACAGAACCACCTTCAGCATAAGAATTAGACTTGCGTTTTTTCATCATTGAATAACCGCCAGCTGCATATCCCATGTCTCCCATTTGAGCATAGTCTTGTTTAGCTTCGCCTTCATCATAATCCATTTCTGCTTTAGCCATCATTTTTCTAAGTTTGTCTACGCCTAATTGCTTTACAGCTTTAGCAGTCATTACAAACTCGCCGTCAGATAACTGTGCTGGTATTGAATCACTTGTTCCTGTTCCCGGTCCTTCTACTTGACCTTCACCCATAAATTCATTTGTTGGCATAGCGCTACCTAATATATCTAAGATGTCTTCTAACTCAGGATAATCTGACATAGCTTCTGCTAAAACTCGTTCTTGCTCTGGACTTAAACCTGTATCTTCTTCCATGTCTGCATCAGCCATTAAACTACCATCTTCCATTTCATGCATACCTTCTGGTATGTCATCTTCAAAATTTAATGGAACTTCGGGTTGTAACATAGAACCTGTTGTATCCATGTCTACTTCTCCGCCTTCGGCGTATCCTCTTTGTAATGGGCTGTACATAAATTTTTCCTCTGTTGGTTGGGTAGGCACAGAACTTTTTTCTAATCTTCTAGATTCTCCTTTTAGAGTTTCAGGATAAGTTGCTTCCATCATTAATAATCTTGCTGAATCTTCTAGTAATCCGCCTTGTGCCATATTCATTCCCCTGTATTTCATTGGTGTTGGTCTTCCTAACATACGACAAGCTTCTACGTTGCCTAAATCACAGGCTTGTTCCATCTCGTCTCTAGTAGTTTGTTCACTCATTTAAGTATTGTTTTTCTGATGTTTAGGATTTGTTCTGTCAAAGCAAATCTTCCTTGAGCTTTGTATATTTCTTTATCTTCAGTAGAGTTCATTGCTCTTTTGACAGACATTTTTTGTTCGTCTTCTAAATACTCTTCAAACAATTGCCAAGTAGGTGAGGACACTAAACTCTTTAGTTTGTTTATGTCCATTGTTAGCCTTGTGGCATTTGCATTTCTGGTGGAATTGGAGGAGTATTTGCACCACCACCTGCACCACTAAAACCTTCTTGTCCCGGTTGAGCTGCAGTACCCGGCGCTATTTCTCCACCCATTTCATCAGTAGGTGCTTGAGCTTGTTGTTGATTCTGAAGCCCTATAATTTCTGCATAGATTGCCGCTTCTTCAGGCGAGTTAATTATTTCTTCTGGGTCAAAGTCAAGACTATATGCTAACTCTTGAATAATTTTTGAAACTTTAACAAATGGCGCTACTGCTGGATTCTGTACTGATTGTAAGAAAGTTGTTAGTCTTTGAGACCTAACTTCTTTTTGCATAAGTGAACTAGTTCCTGTAGCTTTAATTTCAAGGTCTCCAATAACATTTAAATCTCCTTCGTAAAATTGCATGTTCCATTGATAAAACGCTATACCTAATGGCTTTAATAAAAAATCATCTAAGTTTTTAACAACTGTCTTTATGTTAAGAGAGGCTGCTCCCATTAACATAGACATACCTGATGCTGTTCTTGTCATTCCCTGAACACCAGTATTACCATGAGAGTAAGAAGGTATTCCTGTTGCTTCGTCTGCTAGTTGTCTAAATCTATCAAACATCTGCATATTCTCTGGCGCTGTGTTAGGAAACTTTAATCCGTATATAGACTGACCGGGCATACCCGCTTGTCTTTTAAATATCTTGCCGGGGTATATTTCCATAGACTGACCACTAACCAAAGCAGCTTCATCTATATCAAATACTAAAGAACCCGCTAATGCTAAATTATCTATAGCCATTCTTGCATGACCATTCATAATTTGTTGTGCGTCTTCCATGTTTTCTGGAACTCCGACACCCCAAAAAGAATAAGGATTCTTTTCATAAGGGAATGCATGATAAGGTAGTCTGTTAGGTTTGAAAGGATTTGCAACTATTCTTAATATTTTACCCATGCAAATCCAAGCATTGATTTGTATTTCTTCTAAATCATCTACACTATCAGAAACATTAAGACCGGCTTCTCTAGCAAACTCCGCATCCATTGTACCCCAGTATTCTAATACTTCGTATCTTTCACTTTCATTCCAACTAGTATTATTATCTAGTTTTATTTCTCCTTCAAAAGAACGCTTATTATAATTGTAACCTTGTCTAATGCATTCTAATATTTTTTCTTTATCAAAGAAAGGTCTATTCATTAACCCTCTTAGTTGAGATTTATTATACTTGTGTCTGTGTACAGCCCATTCAGCATCATCCATTGATGTTGCATTAGGGTCAGGGTAAAAATCCCAAGCACTAACAAACTCTAAACGAGGTACTCTTACTGCTTCCGGGTTGTAAGTTCTCTTACCTTCTTCGTCAGTTTCCCATGCATGTAATGTTTTATTATGATTAAATGGACCTTTGACGATACCTGTCCCCAAAAGTACCGCTTCAAATAACGCATTACGCAGCTCCGTTGTTCCGTTAGATTCTTCAATCTGGTCATGGATTAACTTCTCCATTCTTCTTGCCGCTATCTGAGCTGGTTGTATTTGTGGCATTTCAGGAGAACGAGCGCTCCCTTTTTCCAAAACTACTTCACCGTCTTCATTTGTATACTCTTCTTCTAACGACCCAAGAAATTTATCCGAGTCTGTTTGTATTGCTCCCGGCTTTAGTTCGTTGCCGTCTCCAGCAAACCCGACATCAAAGGGACTGAAGTTGCCTCTGTTGTCACCGGTTATTCCTTCTTGTGGTTGATAATCTAAATTACCTTCTAGTTCTGGTGACACATCCATTGCGTTACCAATTGTTTCTTTTAAAGGATTTAGATGTGCAAACTCTGCTATACCATCAGGTAAAAGAGTTTCTTGAATTTGTAGTGGAAACTTGTTACCAGAAAAAACTACATCTGCAAGTTGACCATAGGCTGCTAATGTTTTAGTCTTTGTTACTTTAATAAAGACTTTTGATTTTTCGTTTTCTTTAAATCTTACATTCTTATTATAAACGCCACGATAATTGTGATAAGAATTTAACCAACGAGCTTCATCATCTTGTCTTCCACGTTCTGCTGCTTCAAATTTTTCTTGAACTAAACCAGCGAGTCTAGAAATAAAGACTTGATTTTCTTCTTCAGGCATATCTTCTTCTGTAGATAAGCTATCAAAATCATCAGCAGACTCAAAAGGCTGCTCTGCTTCATTAATATTATATTTAATTTTTTTGTCAGCCATGCCTATTAAATTTTAATAAAACCAATAGGTATACAGTATAGCGCTATTTAAAGGTTTTGTCAACCCCTAATCTAAAAATAAATTGAAAATAATTCAATATCCAAATATTTCATCGGAAGCCTGTTGTGTATCTAAGTTTCTTTTAAATTCAAACATGCTGTCTTGTAACGTAGAACGAGGTCTTGACATTATCAAATAACGTAATGCATCGTAAGCATGGTCAGGTGCTTTAGTGTCTACATCTTCAGGTCTTGTTTTATCTACAGGTATTGTTTGTAATTCTCTTATAAGATGTGGACAAGAGTTAAATATTTGCATCTTAGGTCTGCCATCTATCTTATTAGCTTTAAGTCTTTCATGTACTTGTATCTTACCAGCCAGTCTGTTTTTATCTGCTGGTCGTAGTTTATGTCCACCTCTAACAAGTATCTCTCCAATAGTCGGACCAGTATAACCTGTTCTGTTCCAAGCCGCACCGTCTAACACGCCCGGTATAGAATAAGCGTCATCTGTTTCATAAGCTGTCATTCTTTCTGCTAGGTCTTCTCCGGTTAAACCTTTTTGATATAACTCTCTATATACAATAAGCGTATCATCGTCTGGGTCAACCGCTGCCCATATTACAGCAGACTCCGCAGAATAACCATAGTCAACTCCTTTAAGTCTTGACCAACTAGGAGGTATATCAAAAGGAGGTATAATATGTTTTTCTGTATCAAACTCTACGAATGCTGCTCCTTCGTTTATATCCCAGTTACCTTCTAGTAATTGTTTTCTTTGTACTGGAGGAAGAGACTCCAACATTTTTAAATAGTCTGTGCCTGCTAAGTAAGGATTGTCTTCTAACAAAGCCGGTATGAATTTTCTAAACACGCCGTCCTTTCCCATAAAGGATTCGTTAGCGGGCGATTGTTCTATATATCTTTTCTTTACCCACGCTGCTCCGCTACCGCCGGGGTTAGCAGTGCATCTCATATAGGTTTGAATTTCTGGGTCTGTTGTTCTTAAACGCGAGGCTAAGTAGTTCCAAGCAAACTCAGTGGGTAGATGTGTTATTTCATCAAAGCCAATCCAACTATAGGCTTGTCCTTGAAATCTATAAACATCTGAATCTTTTTCTAAGAAGGAGAATTGAATAGTAGCGCCAGAAGGAAATTTCCATATCTTATCTACTTCTCTAAACCTAGCACCAACAAACGCTTTCGGATAAAGTTCCCTACTCTTGTCTATTAATTCTCTAAGTTCTGGCATAGAGCGTCTAAGTATTAATGCTCTGTGTTGTTCTCTGTGTGCATATCGTAATGGGTCAACTAACATAGCGTAGGACTTACCGCCTCCAGCTGCGCCACCATACAAGACATCTTTCTCAGGGGCGGCGAGGAAATCTGTTTGAGGTCCGGGGTTTGGTTCAAAGAGTATCCTCTTGCCCGCTAAGTTAGCATTCTTTATTGCCTCTTTAGTTACAATACTCTTTCTCGGATTCTTTGCTATCTTCTTCGCAACTTTAGTGGCAGCCTTTGTTTTTTTACCAGCGGCTTTTATATTAGCTTTCTTTTTTTTATTAGCGCCTTTAACTTTA